TCAATGGGGCTGACCTTGAACACGCTTTCGCAGAAGTGCCTTGTGTTCGGGTGATTGATCTCATGCATGGCCACTGCCAGTGGGTCGTGGTTTACAGCGAGGTCTACCGGCCGGCCCATGCCCTGCTCGATGCCGCAGGAAGCACCACCGCCACCCGCGAACAGGTCCACCACAATCTCCTGACCCAGATCCAGCGGCATCTGGATCTTCTGGTAGCAGCTCACGCCCGCTCCCTCCGGATCTCATGAAACTCCCCCCACTGGTCGATCACCCGCACGATCTGGTCTTGTGTCAGATAACGCTCCAGCCAGCAGCCACCACCCATGTGCTCGAGGAGGCCGAGGGCGGCTTCCGTATGCTTGATGTCCAGGTTGCCCATCACGTCGCGCATGTTGGCGGCGAAGTTGTTGTTCCACAGCGATAGCAGCAGGGCGCTTGCCGCACGGCTGCCGCTGGTGTCGCCGCAGGCCAGTTGCCACAGTGTGGTGGCGCAGGCCTGGGGATCCCTTCGCATGGCGGCGCAGCTGGCTCGCTCCTGTTCTTGCCTGGCAATGAATTGGTTTATGAATTCTTCTCGGGTCAGCGTTTGCGTTTTCATCACTCTTCTCCAGTGGCCTTTCCGGCCTTATTGAGGTTTGTTCCAGTTCGGTCCGTTGCGGCAGATGTCCACCGCGGCTTCCAGGGTTGTTGCTTCGCCCCACCAGGTGGGCCGATCCCAGGCGCCGCCATCAAGGCATTCCACCCAGTAGGTGGGGTGCTCCCCGTGTTGGTGGGTGACGATGTAGGGGCGGCACCACCAGAAGCGGTGACTCGCCGGGCGTTCTTCGTTTGGGCAATTAGAGAAACCGGGCGGCAACATTGGGTCGACGGCATAGCCTTCGACGACCCTGTGCACCTGTTTCCGGGCGATCACCTCGCAGACGGTCGACTTGCATGCGTCCGACATTTCTTCTTCCAGCCGGAGAAGGTCCGCCAGGGGTATTGCTTCCGCGATCTCGGTCAGTTGATCGAGACATTCGAGAAGGTTCTGCACCAGAAGGCCTTGCTTGCTCATGGGTTCTTTCCGTTCTTCCGTCATGTCGAGTTACCTGTAGTTGCGGGTTTTTGCTTCCAGCAGCTGCTGGCAGTCCACACAGGTGGGGCAGCCTGGCAATGCCTCGCGACGTTTCGCGGGAATTTCGATGCCGCACTCCTCGCAGTTCGGATCCTCACTGGAGGCGGCGGCCCGGTTACGCTGGTTTTCCAGCGCGAGCTCCAGGGACTGCTCGATGTAGTCGCCGGCGATGTCGGCCTTATCCATGGTTCAAATGCTCCGTGGCTTCTGGGTTCAGATCGTTGGCCGGGACCAGCCGCACCAGGCCAGCCTCCATGCACGCGGCGGCTTCCTCGGGGGAATCGAAGATCAGCACCATGGCCACCCGGTGGTGGCATCGGCCGTGGTCTTCGTTGATGACGGTGAGTTCGCCAACATCATGCATGCGGGCTTCCGGGGTGGCCGGTGTGGTCGTTGCGTGTTCCATACTGCTCTCCTGTCTCTGGAAGAATGGGTAGTCCCAGTCCTATCACGTGTTTTCAAAGTGCAACCCCAAGGGGTCAGTTCACCCAGCTCACCGTGTGCCTGTCGCCTTTCGGCGGGAGCTGGGCGAGGCCGAGCTTCTGGCTTACGGTATTCAGGCCATTCGCAGTGATGACCGTGCGGCCGTAGTGGCTGTAGCCGGCCACCGGGTGCTGGTACATTCGGGTGATCACGCGGAAGACACCTCGGCCACGCCAGCGGCCCGTTGGCAGGTTGTCCTTGCCCAGCATTCCTTCCTCGCGCAGTCGGCGGATGAGGGTGTTGCGGCCCATGTTCAGCAGTGCGGCGGCTTGGTCGAAGGTGTATTCCACGGCGGCGTCCTCCTTACACTTCTTTCTCGAAGATCCAGCACCGAACCGATGTGCTGGCTGATGAGTTGAGGCTTTCCCGGATCGCCGATCGCACGGTCCGGCTGCTATCGATGAACTTGCGGCTGCGGCTGGTTTTCAGGTGCCGCTTGAGCTCTGAAATCGGTGGGATGCGAAGCTTGCTCTCGGCACAGACCTGCTCGAAGTGCTTCAGATTCACGGCGATCAGCTTCTCGTGTTCGCCGTAGTGGTTCAGGGTCGGGGTGCCGTTCAGGCCCTCGATGAAGTCGTAGGCCTCCCAGAATTCCTGCACCATCGGGTGGTCCGCGTTCACGGCGCTCTGGCGTTCTTTGGCCATGGCCATGATCATTTCCCGGGCCGGTTCCAGGTAGGATTCCGGCAGCAGCTTCAGGCCATCGGTGCCCAGGCAATCGATCAGGGCCATCATCTGGCCGTGGTTCTTGGCGATCCGGTGGATCCGGATCTCCGGAAGTTCGGCCAGCGACCGCTCGTATTGCGGGGTGCGGTCGCACAGCAGTCGCATCACCTGGGCTTCAGAGGTGGTGGCGTGCAGGGCAAAGCCGGAGACCTGGTCCATCGGTGTGCGCTCCAGCTTTTCGGCCAGGGCCTTGGTGGTCTCGTTGTGGCCATCACGGGTCACGTTCAGGTGAACGATCCGCTGCAGCACCGCGTCGCTGGCGTTCACCTGGGCGTTCTGGCTGATCACGATGGCGCCTCGGAAAGGCGGCTCGTAGGTATCGTTGCCGCCGTTCTTCTGGCCACGGCTGCGCACGCTGCGGCCGTTGTAGGCGGTTTTCAGCTCGTCCCAGTCGAACTGTTTCTGCTTCGCGCCGGCTTCCTGGTCCCGGTCAGACTCAATCAGCACCACCGGCAGGTTGGAGACCTGGGCAAAGTTCCGGGCCCGGGCGGCCAGGGTGGCCTTGCTGGGGTCGAAGCCCTCATAGTCCTGGCGGCCGACCAGCTTCCACAGGAACTCGATCAGAGTGGATTTACCGGAACCGGCTTCACCAACCACCTCAATGAACGGAAAGGACTTGTGCTCCTTTCGGATCTGTTCCGCGAAAAGGCTGCCCAGCCAGTAGGCGAGGGCGATTACGCCCTTGGGCCCGAAGCATTCAGCCAGATCCCGGGCCCAGCCCTTCTGATAGTCGCCCCGGTTCTTGTTGATGGTGAGCGATACCGACTCGGAGAGCGTTTTCACGCTCATGCGGCCGATGTCGTAGTAATCCTCGTTGTTCAGCTCGTGGATCTGGCCGGCGTGCACAGCCAGCTCCGGGAACACCCAGGTTTCGTGTTCCTTGCTGTAGCCGATGAAATCGATGGTCTCGACGGTTTTGATGCCGCTGATCTGTTGTTTCAGCAGGCGGTCCAGCTGCTGGCTGGAGCCGGTCCAGACCGCGCCAGGGGCAATGCCCAGCAGCCGCTTCTTGAACTCGCTGGCGCTGGCCAGCTGGCCGCCGCTGAAGGTGTTCTTCACGGGCCGGCCATCGTGGGGGAAGTCGACGCGGTAGTAATACCAGCTCTCGTCGGTCACCTTGTTGGCCAGGTAGTACAGCGCCGTGGGGTAGCAGTTGGCGATTTCCACGACCGCGTTGCACTGTTCCAAAGCCTTCTCGCGAATATCCCGTTCGCTCAGACCATCGCTGGATTCCTCCAGCTCGTTGATCGCCTTCTGGTATTCCTCCATGTTCAACTTGAACCAGAACAGCCGGTTGTTGAACCCGAAGGGAAACTCACGCCGAGCCGTGTGCGTGTACATGCGGGTGGCTTTTTCCTGCGCGCTGCGGGCAATCACCAGGTCGCCCTGGTACAGGAACTCGTCAACGGAGGGTTCGCCGTGCTCGTTGATCAGCTCACCGCGCTGCCAGGCGTCGTTCCAGTCGCGCTTGTGCTTGCCTTCCTGGGGAATAACCGCCGCGCCAACCTTCCAGCCGCCGGCACGGGCAATGTTGGCGAACTTGCGGATGTAGCGAACGCCGGCGGCATCGCCGTCCATGGCCCAGACCAGGCGGGGCAGGTCTTCGCCGGCTTCCTCCCGGGCCTTCTGCAGTTCGGCCAGGAAGGTGTCCGGGTAGTTGTTGCAGCTGAAGGCGGCCACGGCTGGGATACCGCCGTGGTAAAGGGCGATCGCATCGAAAATGCCCTCGACCAGCCACAGCTCTTTGCCTTGGGCCAGATCCAGCCCCGGCGGTACCCAGGCTTGCCCCTTGGTCTTGCTGCCGTAGTTGAAATGGGCCTTTTTCTTGCCAAAGCGATGCGGCTTGTCGATCAGCCGCTCCCAGTAGTCGCCCCGATCGTTGATCTGGAACCGGACGGTGGCGGAGCCGATGTTCCGATCCCGGTCCCAGTATTGCTCCTGGGTGTACCAGCCCCGGACTTTGGTCAGGTCGAAGCCCCGGCCATGCACCATGTAGGCGTCGGCCACTTCGGTACCGGTTTCCTTTTCACCGGGCTTGCGGTCCTGCCGGCCGTAGCGCTCCGTCCAGCTGTCGAACAGGTCCGGAAAGAGCTCCTTCACATGGTGCTGGTCGCCGCACTTGCTCTCACGGCCGCACTTCACCATCCAGGGCGTCTCGATTCCCACAAACGCCTCGCGCTTGCCACAGGATGGGCAGCGCAGGCGGCGCAGGAACGTGCCCCGTTCCACACCGTCAAAGTCGCTCTGGAGCCGGCGCAGGATGTCGGCCCGTAGTTGGTCTTGCATTCGGAGCGCTCCGGATCAGGCGGGGAGTTGGATGGCGGCGGCCTGGTCCCGGAGCTTAAGCAGCTCCTGAACCGAAAAGATGCTGGTGCGGCCGGACTGATCGTGAATGACCACGGTGTTGCCGGTGGTCAGGCTCACATCCACGTAGGCGCTGGGCTGGCCTTTGGACTCCAGATCGTTCCAGGCCCGGATGGCCAGCAGGGAGGCGCGCCGGCGGGAGCACTGAAACTCCTCCATCAGGCTGTCGGTCGTCATTGCGATGCACTCGCGGGCATCCCGGCTGCCTTTGCGCAGGGCCAGGAGCTGGCAAAAAGCGGCGTCTGTCATGTTTCGAGCAACTGCGTTCATTTGATGGCGTCCTTCTTTTTGGTTGAGAACTTGTCGTAAGCCAGCTCCATTTCCTGCTGGCATTGCTCCCGCACTTCCGGAGAAAGCGGGATCTCTCGAACGGATCCATCCGGATCCAGAGAGAGGCGGTCGGTGTGGGTGATGAACACCACGCCCCGGTAACCGCATTGGTCTTCGTCCTGGCAGAACACGTAGAGCTGGCGCTGGGCCCGGATCATCTGAACGCTGGTGCGTACCCGGCACACGCTTTCGCAGTGGGGGCAGAGGATTCTCAGGAAGCTATTGCGGACCCCAGGCTGGAGTTTTCTCTGGCCCTCCACCGGTGTGGTCGGGTTCTTCGCTTCCAGAACTGGCCCGTAAGAGACCTGCACAGAGCCCCGGTAGCCGCACTCGATGTTCCGGCACTGCACCAGGCCATCGGCGCCACGTTCCTGAATGGTGCGGCTGGACTGGACAGAGCAGGCTTCACCGCAGGCCGGGCAGTTCA